TTCACAGAGAATCGATGAGAGCATTACTTATGATACTAAATTTATTGGCACCTATAAGTTAACACTTAATCAGAATGGGACAATAAGTATTGTGATTAGTAATCTAGACACTGGTGATTTCGTAACCTATAGTATTCCTTATATCGTATCACCTTATAAGTTTAATCTCCGTTATGTATATGCTGACGACCACTCTGAGTTTACCCCAAATAATAACATCATCTTTATGGAGGATGTTAGAACAAAGGGACTTCTTGCCGCATTAGATAGTACAGTATCGGTCGGCATAAACTCTGTATCGTTTAGCTGGGTTGACTGGAAAGGAGTATCACATACCAGTGAAGAGATAGAAGAAACCATTCAGGAAAAGTCTAGTACAATTATTTATCTCCCATTGTGTGATAATATAAACGAATTTCTCTCTGACTCCTCTAACGCTAAGTTCTATCAATTCTCTTTATCAATTGACATTATTTTAGAGGGAAATGTCGAGAAAGAAAACCTAAAGACACTTACTCTCGGAGATAACTTAGTTCCTAGAGATATGTATCTAAAGGTTGTTTCTGATAAGGGGCTTTATGATACAAGTCAGTTAGAGATAGATTCACAAGGTCAGATAAAGAATAATTATCCGAAAGATGGTCAGTATACTACAGGTTCTGTTGCGTTTAGAGTAACTCCCTTCCACGGATCTCTTAAGCCGACTAGAAGCTATACACTGATGATCTATGTCAATGGTGTCTTAGCTACGCCTCAGGGAGTAAAGATTTTTGATCAGCAAGAAAAATCCGTTTCCATTGCAATCTCAGATTATGGTGAGAAGTTGATTACGTTCTCGCTGAGTGAAGATTCTGTAACTAAAGAGTTTAAATACTATATATACGTTAAAGAGACAATTTCTAGTTTCTCTTGGTATCCTAGAGATACTGCCGAACGATTTAGTACTGTTGAGAATTCCTATTTTAGACAGTACAATAGTTGTAGTAATATCTCTGGCTTAACGAAGGATAGTAATATTTCTATGACTGTTAACTCAAAGAAACAGGAACATAATCTTACTCTCAATGGAAACCCTTTATCTACATACGATACATACGACCAGTTCTTATCGATAGGTATTCAGTATTCCAGCATAAATGATCTAGAGAAGCCGATTTGCTCATTCAGTCTTCAAAATTCTCTAGACCAGGCTATTGTTATTTATCAGAATAAAGTACTTCTGTCCGACAGGAATCCAAGTGATGTAGATAATGTCACTGGCTCTGATTGTGAGATATTCCTCCCTATGGTTGACCGAATGGAAGAGGGAAATATGGACGGATACCACCTCATCAATATCTACAAGAAATTAGAGAAGAAAGAGGGAACTAACTACTGGAAAGGCATCTATGTATATATTGACGGCGTACTTGAGGGAGCTTTTGGGTCTTTTGTAACAACTCATCAGAGATTTGAGAAAGTTTCATTCTATCCTGGCAACTACTATATTAACCTTATCGAGTCTTCCTGCATTCTTCATCAGCCAACTACATCAAGTGCTAAGAAGTGGATGTCAGATCACGATATCCTGGGTTATTTCTATACCTATGATGCGCTGATTCTTAAACACGAGCTTGATTCTAGTTCGCCTGAAGGAGAAAGAATTATAAATCTCTATGAAGCCTTTGGAGAACTAGAGTATGATGATGATAATTTTGTAATTGCCAAGGAAAGTACAATCCGAAATATTGCAAAGAATTCTGAAGCTCCGGTCCTCCTAATGACTTTCATTGATGATAATGGTAAGGTTGGTCATTACTCTGGATATAACAGGGATAACTTTAAAGATTGGATGAGCGAGCATTATGAAGAAGATCAGGGAGAGACATTATCAGAATTCCCAGTGACTATTTCTTGGTCCGGTGGGCATGATGATTTAAAACCAGTCTCACTCTCTCCAGATGCCCCACCTGCTCAGTTCTGGATAAAGCCACAAGGTTCATCTACACTAGGCTATAGGTGTAAGAACTGGGAACTTTATGCACCTCATCACGCACAGGAAGGCTATTCATATATTTACTCACCTAATTTTGTGTCTGTCGATAATAATACTAGCGATGAAGCAAAAGAGGAAGCATATAAGTCATTCCTTCCCGAAGAATCTTTCACACTGAAGGCTGATGTTGTTGACTCTAGCCATACGAATAATAATGCAATTGGTAACTTTGTAAATAGTATAACAAAGAAGTTTGATGCAGCGGCCCAGTCAGGTAAATATAGTGCATACATCAAGAACTGTCTAACCGGTTTTCCTATTCTACTTTTCTTAAGAACTAGGTATAAGGTATCAGCTGAGAGTACTTCGACGGATCAGGGACAATATTACTTCCTCGGTATCTACAACTTTAACCTTGGTCGTAAGTCTTATTTCAACTTAGGTTATAAGAATACATCATCCTTAGAGTCGGTAGGTCTTAGAGATGGATTTAACATCTATAGTATTTCTGATGATGATAATACAATCAATCCTGGTGTAGTTGTGGCTGAGGTTCAGGGTAATGATAGATTCTTTGACTTCTCACAATACGATGATACGATTCTCTTCAAGTTCTCTAACGATGCAAACGATAAGACTTATATGTTCGGAGATCTTGTATACGGAGAAAGGTCTGATACTAACGCCAAGGCAAAGATCAAGGATTTCGTAAGTAAAGTATCAGATGCAGGTGGATATATCTTTAGGAGCATTGGAAAGACATTTAGTACTTCCGAGGCTGACGATGAGTATGGTTATAAAGACCCATATTCGGCAGTCGATGCAAATGGAGTTCCTAAGAACAGAGTACCAAATAATAAGTTCCAGGCTGTTCGTAGGTTAGATGGATCAACAACTAAATATGATTTTCACGAGATTTCATTCCCAGCTAACCAAGCACAGTCATTACAGGAATTAATAGAGGGTGCAGATGTCGGTGGTGGTAATCTTCAGAGGGGTCTTGATTTTAATGCCCTCTGTGAATATTACACTATCTGTATGGCATTCGGACTTGTTGACTCCGTCCAGAAAAACTTGAATATAAAGACCTGGAATGCTGATGCGGCAGTCCCTAAGTTCTACCCTGCCTTCTATGATATGGATACCTGTCTTGGTGTATCTAACTCTGGTTCTAAGATTTCCTATTTTGCTTTCTCCGACTACTGGACCTCTGGAATTGATGCAAACGGAAGACTCTTGGCTGCATCAGTGTATAGAGATTATTCGCCAAAAAGAAGAGAGGGCGAGGATGAAGAGTCTAGTCAGTTCTATGATGTCCCTAGCTCATTCTTATTTGCTATTGCTAAGTATGGATGGGAAGTATTAGGAAGGAATGGTGAATATACTGCCAGCGTTCCTAATAACCTTTGGGGAAACTGGAGAAGTGGTGTTGGAAACGTCACTGATAAAACTAGAGGATGTCTTGAGAGTGCTAAGAAGTTTATAAGTGATTATTATAGAGATCACCTGAGCACAATCGACACCAGCGCATATAATTTTAACTATAAATACAAATACTTCTTTAAAACTTCGGATGGACATGGATTTGATTCCCTCAACTTCCCGAAATTTTATGGAAGAAAACTATATTATACAGAAGATTGGTTAAATGGTAGATTCCATATCCTCGATGCGTACTTTAACATAAACCGCATGAGTGATAAGTTAACTCCATCTGACTATTCTGCACCATACACTGAAGATATCTACAAGAATATGGCAGCTCAGAATGATGATGTTTATGTTCTTCACGATATTTTCTCTGTTCAAAAGATTCAGTATGCTAACCTGGATTATAATGTTCTTGTATCTTCTAGGCCTTATGCACCACTGATTCTTGATGGAGCTAATCATAGTTCTAGATATATCTTCCCAGAAGACGGTAGACAAGTAACGGTCAACCTATCAACTAGTGGTAACCAAGCCCTGACTATCGGTGGATCTGCATTATGGACTGACTTAAGTACAATCAATCCATTTATTACGGCCGATAGAAAGATTAGGGTTCATTCTAAATACTTCACAACTCTAAATGGTACTTCTGGAGTTTGTAGCTCTTGGGACATCGAGGCACCTAGTTTAAGAAAGGTCTCGCTTGTTAATAATAGATTCTACTCCGGTAAGCTATCTTTTGTTAAGGATGATAGTAATTTAATTGGATTCCCTAACTTAAGCGAAGTGAATATTTCTGGGACTGCTCTAGAATTGGTTATTAACTCTTGTCCAGTTAATACAGTCAGGGCAGAAGGAATGGTTGGTGGTGGAATTACGATAGCGAATGTGGTAGGTAATTTTGAGTCTCTTAGTCTTTATGGTAAGATTAAAGACCTTATTGTACCTGCCTGGAAGAAAGATATCGTCCTTCCTACCAATTATACGCCCGGCAGTACAACAGCCAGATTAGATTGTGGAACTATAGATATAACTAGTAATTTCCCTGACGCCACTCTCTTGATTGCTAATAACGCCGATCTTGAGAAACTGACGGCGAGTGGATTTAAAACTATCACTATCTTAAACTGCCCCAAACTAAAAGAAGTTCATATTCAGGGTGAGACTAATATCCTGGAAGAGCTCAATATTTCAGGTGATTCGTCAAGTGCAGATGGTGCCGATACATTTAAGATTGGCTCTAACGATGGCGAAGTATCCTTAAGCTCTCAAACAAATCTTAAGAGACTGAAATTATCTAATCTTAAGATGACCAGCATATCCCTGCCATCCCAGAATCTTAACTTCCTGCCTGGTGCTTTTGATAGATGTTCCAACCTAACTACAATCTCTGGGTCAGGTACTTACTATATCACTGGACCTAATACCTTCAAAGACTGTATTAATTTCACATTTAATAGCAGCCTGAAGTTAAAAATTGCCCAGGGAGTTACCGATATTAGTAGAACATTCTATATTGGCGCTACGACTGATAATACAAAGGGTAAGATTGGACTTGATACTGCCGAATACTTCTTAAAGACTTGTTGTAAACCTGACGCTGGAGTAGCTACATCTGTGACTAACATAAATGAGCTGTTCCTTGGTCAGAATATTACTTACGGCAAGAGTGAGCTTCTAGTCGATTACCCTAATAAAACTTCTCGACTTAGCTTTGAGAATTTCGATAAAGTTAGTAGTTTCTATTACGTATTCTATAATAATCCTGTGACTGCCTGGAATAGATACATGTTTGGTCCTAATAATACTGGTAGAGCTATTTCGGTTTCTACACTATTAGGAAATGTATCAAGTCTTCCAACAACAACACAGTCCGGTTATAGAGTTGTTTATGCTACTACCGACTTCTTATATGAAATTATCGAGAACTTAAGTAGTATCGCTCTTATCAATTACAACCTGACAGGAACTAATTACTGCTTTATTGATTCCTCTGGTACGGCCCTAAGTGAGGTGAAGCTTGATGACATTTTCTCACCAACCGACAGTACTACAAACATTAAGAGAACTCCAAAGATCTTAACCAGTATGTCGAGTTTTGAGTTCTGGCCTAATCATACTTTCGACTTCTCCAACATGTTTAACTCTGGCTGGGCTGCTGCGAAATCATCTGGAATTAGTATATCAACTTGTTTCTGGTATTTATCTTATCCAAATATAAAGTCTGGCTCACTTGAAAGCTTACTAAGGCCAGTGAAGATTAGGAGCATTGATTTGTTCTTAAGATATACCGGTTATACTGGTGAGGTAGATATGAGCAACTTTATAGACTGGACTACCATAAAGAATACTTGTACAAACTTATTCTATTCTGGTGCTGGTTATGAGTCGCTCGGATTTAAGAAGAGAGTTACTGGCTCGAAGTTCCTGAATATTTGGAATTATATACTCAATGCTGGTAATCAATTAACTGGTGTTGCTTATCTATTCAGTAGTTGTGCAATAATCAACTGGGAAGAGCGAGAGTTTAGCTTAGTTTCTTCAAGTAATAAAGATACTGTCAATACTACTATTAGATATACGGCGGCCCTGTTTAGAGATTGCTGGTTCTGGAATGCTGCTCAGGGTGAAGAAGATGTTGAAAATCCTAGCGCCCACAGTAATAAAGCAGCCTCCATTGGTATAACAGTTACTCACGACTTCCTTAAACCGCTTCCAAACCTAGTATCTGCTTTCTATGACTTCAAGGGAATGAAGTGGAATAATCCCGTCCCCTTTGATTTCTTCAATAAGAGAGTTCTATCTAGTTCGGTTGTCTGGATTATTGATGAGTCTAAGTTTAATGCAACCTCTGGAACTACGATAACAAATGTCTCGGAAACTTCAACCCCGAGATATGAGGTAACGACACTAGAGGGAGTTGATGGATCTTCCTACAGACATCGCTTACTATTCGATGGAGAAGACGGCAGACCTTTCTATCGTCTATCCGTTGTTGGTAGTCTTGGTGATGATGTGATTGGGACTTCTACAACTGAAATAACAGATGGATCTACTACCGATATTATAACTATCGAAGGAGAACCGCTTGCATCACTTGTTCCAGGCACTACCGTTATATACAATGATAACTACTTCATTTGGATAGGTGACTCTTGGAAGTTTATTGGCAATATTGATCAAAATATCGAAGTCGGAACATCTATAAAAATGTATTATAGCGCCTCAAAGACATATTATCTGAGAAATGGTGTTGTGTATATTCAATTACAAGATGACGAAGTAGATGATAGTGAGATAATTAAGCCTATAAACTACAGCGATCTTGTCCAGTCTGGTATAACGGGAAGTAATATAACTAACCTCGGACTGTATAAGGCTACTATGAATACGTACTCCTATAATGTCCATCTTACCTCGATCTATGGCTGTTTCCAGGATATCTTAATTTCTGATTCAGGTACAGTCGGATTTGATAAGAGTGCGGATTATAATAAGGGATCGTTCATAAAGAATAATATAATAGTAAATGGCCTAGAGCATACCAGATATTACTCAAATCTGTCAGATGCCTTTAGAGATAGTAAGAATCTATATATTTTAAATAGAATGAGTGGAACATATTCTCAAGATTATCCCATCAGACCACTAACTCTAACTCAAGGAACTGAAATAACAGACTGTGATGGTATCCAGGGAAACTATACTCAATCGTTTACTATCAAGCTGGATAATGGTACTAGAGGAGTTGAAAATTATTCAGGATTTGATAAGGATCATCTCTTTACTGCTCCCGACGTTCTTTATGGAGTAGCAGCGGGTGCGTCTATTGAAAATCTATTCAATGGAAGCTCTATGTCTGGAAATGAGAAGAGATTTTCAGGAATGATACCAGATCACCTAATTCCGGATAGAATTAAATCTGTATCAATTAGGGGCGTACTTTCTGGGCTAAATATTGTTCCTAAGCTAGCCTATACAGTAACATCAATGTCTGAGTATGGCGGAGAGGAAACACATAACATATATTGCTTTGTTCCTAGTAATTTTACTAAGTATAATGATCTAAGTAATACCTTTAACTTTAGATTATTATTGCCAGGAAATTCACTAGACCACTACTTTTTGTTTAGTAATGACTCTCTCCCAGATACAGTAACTAGCTTGGCGAACTCAATTCCAGATACTAGCTATGATAGATTAGTTAGACAAGAAGCCGGCTGGCCTACTACATGTTATGTCGATCCAGGCACTAGGTTTAATCTAATGCAGACACCAAATAAGATTGGCAATGACTATGCAATGCCGTATGAGGGATTAGATCTATCTAAGTTTACTAATCTTAAACTTGATTATCTCATCGGAAACGGTTTAGCCCTCTATATGTCAGGGCCTCTATTCAGAACTGGAACGATCAACATGTCCTCTTGGAATAGAAATAAATACCTGGCAGATCCGGCTAATGGGTATGTTATATATGCTGGTTTCGGGGATTACGGCGGTATATCTGCTGCTGCAGAGATCGATTTCCCGGCTAACAATGATAACTTCCTAAGAGTTCCTAGCACGAATCAGACATCTTGTTGGATAAATAAAAATAGCGTCACGAATTTTGCAAGTATCAATACAGCACAATATCCTGGCGTAAGATTCGTTTAATATATGGCAATTAATATTGGAGCTAACTTTTCATATCAAGGAGAGAGGTTTCTTGATAATCGCCAAGGAATAGCAGACAACCTTAATGACCTTCTGGAGTGGGATATTCTTGTTCCAGAAGGTTTTGAGGTCTGTGTTAGTGGGGATTGGTATATTTATGATAGCCTTTATAATTCTCCTATCACTGGTCATTTTAAAAAGAGACCTGGATTCGAAGATTTTAAAGACCTAGAGAATAAAGTATTTCCACTAACTTTTTCTACTTTCTCAGGTGGTGGTACGTTTGAGGTTGGACAGCAGATAACACCTAGCCTTTCTTGGACATTAGAGAAGAGAGGAGAGGTTGTAGTGCCGAATCAAGTTTTTGTTAATGGTGTAGAGCAGACTAATAAAAGTTCCTACACACATCCAGAGACAATTTATAGAGACGCCCAATTTAAAGTAAGGTGTGTCTTGACTGATTCTGACTCATCTGTTGAATCGACCGCAAAGTACATATTCTGTTTTAAAAAGTATTGGGGAGTATCTAGTAAAACGACACTGACTAATTCTGATATCTTGTCTTTCTCCTCAGATTTTGCCTCTTCTTGGACTATGGGTGCTACTACTTTTAATTGCAGTGGCGGAAAATACCCTTACTATATCATCCCTTCTAGTCTATATGATCCAAGTACTTTCAAGATGTGGATCGGCGGACTTAGAAATACGGATATTATAGTAACAACCCAGGAAGTAGTGACTGAATTGAATAGAACACAATATACAGTTATTAGATTAGGTACGCTTCAAAATGGATCTCCCGTTATATCATTTTCTAACTAAGAGAAATCATGGGCGGAATTAATATAGGTGCAAACTTTAATTATCAGGGAGCAACATTTCTTGATAGTAGACAAGGATTACCACAGACCCTTGATGATCTTCTAAATTGGGATATACTAGTTCCCCTTGGTTTTGAAGTATGTGTTAACGGCGAGTGGTATATTTATAAAGGAGAAGATTACTGGAACATGGAAACCGGTCATTGGGAGAAAAGGATTACACTGAAGGACTATACACTTGAAATTAATAAGCTTATGGCCGAAGTGTTTCCAGCTACTCTTAATGTATCTGGTGGTGGAGTTTATGAAATTGGTGAAAGTATCATCCCTAGAATCTCATGGGAGTTGAAAAAAGAATCAGCTCTAATGATACCAGAACAAGTTACTATAGATGATATGGTAGTAGAACGCCCTGAGTCTGGTGTTTGGAGACCTAGCCAACCAATCACCTCGAACAGAAGATATACAGTTAAGGCCTGGTATGATGGAGCTACTTATGTCGATTTTGTTGACATCAAGTTTAGCTATAAGAAGTACTGGGGCGTTATATCTGATCCTGCCGAGTTTAATGATCCTTATGGTTTATTCTCGACATGGGCTGATTCTTGGAGATTGCCGACTACTACATTCAATTGTTCTGGAGGTTTTTATCCTGTATATGTTATCCCTTTGTCTCTCTACCCCGGGGAATTAGATTTTCAGCTGTGGGTAGGTGGATTAAGGAGTACAGATTTTACAATAACTCAAAAAACATTAACGAACGCCTCTGGGAATACAAGTGAATATCTAGTGTGTTCTCTTGGTCATATTCAAACGGGCGTGCTTAATATAATGTTTGACAATTAAAAAAACCAATAGAAAGGGGAGGTTATATATATTCGCTCTCTTTAATCTCCCCTTCTCTATTATAAAACCAAATAAGTTAAATAATGACACAAATACGAGGAACTAACTTATCTGCCCCAGTTGTTCCATTTACTGACCACGATGAATTTCCTACCCATTATGCTTTATATGGTAGAGGTGGTTATAGAACGGTGCAGACTATAGAAGAAAGAGATTTGATATCTTCAGAAAGGCGAGAAGAGGGAATGCTTGTTTGGGTAATAGAAGATCCCTCACTTAATCACCTTTATCAATACCTAAATCAAGAGTGGGTAATTCCTAAGTTTAATTCGAAAGATGATGAGGAAGATAAAGGGCCGGATATTGTTAAAGTAGATGAAGTATCAGATCTCGCAGACTTGGACGTAAACTTTGCATATGTCGAAAGCGAAGAAATGATATATGTAAAGAAGAATAACGGGGAGTGGATTCCTCTTGGTACTGGTGGAGAAGCTGTTGTTATTCCTGGCGGTGGTATTCCGATTTACACTAGGAAAATGTACAACGCTCTAGCAGAAAAACCAGAAGATTGGATTTCAGTTCCGGAAGAGGGAGAATTAGAGACTGAATACGGAGGAAGTGGATATTATGTTGATATTCTCTTCGATGCAATCAGATCTTTACAGGCAGAAGTAGCTAGATTAAAGAATTCATTTAAGTACGGAATCAATTCTTACACTGGCAAAGATACAGCAATGTCAAGAGTATCGGGAGAAGATGATTCAGAGCCAGAGGAACCTTTATGGGCAACTACTGAGGAAGACTTAAGTGAGATTCTAGAACTAAATACGAGCTTAGAGGGTGATAATACATTCCTGCCTAAAGAAAATGTTGAAGTTCTTGCACACGGGTTAAGAATTACAGGAACGGCTTATTGGAATGGGCTAGATGGATTTATGGTCACCGAGGATTCTAAGCTGTATCTATATCTAACTACGAGCGGACAAGAAATAAGAGCTGAACTTAAGAACCTAGATGACGAGAGTGAAGAAAATTTAACGCTCGATCTTAGACAGCTTAATATCCCTCGGTCTGATAGATACAATACCCTAATCATCCTGTCGAGAAAAGTAGAACTGGATGGACAATGGGCTTCTGATAATTATGTGTGGGTAAGTGTATCTAACTGGGCGACTGGAATAGTAACGAACGAAGGATACTGGAACCCTGAAACAAATAACTTGACAACAAAGAAAACATCGCTGGACTCTAGATATGTTTTTGATACAGTCTATTTTGCTGACCAAGATATCTATAAGTTAAATGGTTATAGCAAGTATCAAGACTTCTCAGGAACTATCACACCAACAACTCCCAGTGATGAAGACTATAAATATAAGGTAGCGCATATAACAATTAGGTCGGTTTCTAACTATACCGAGCTTAAGAGTATAGAAGATCAGCTACCTAAGAATGAATTAATATATAACGAAGAATCTGGAACTCTTTATATTAAAACTGCCACTAAGGTTAAAGCTATTTCTGGTGGTGGAGGTAAAGAAGATGAAGGAGAAGAAACAAGTGGTATGGAAAAACAAGAAATAATTGCTTGGTTAGCTAAGAACGGTATTATTGTTACCGACGAAGGTGGAGACCTCAAGATCTCCCAGATTGCCGACATTACCTTCGTTCATCAAGGTACCGGCAAGAAATTTAAGTTTGAAGCAGATGCCGAAGGAAAATTACATTCGACTGAGCTTTCAAATGACTACTATGAAGGAACTGGTGGTATTTTATCAGTCAACAGTTTCAACCCAGAAGAAGCAGAGTGGGGAATTCGTGGTTTTGTAGGTACTCTTGGTGATAAGAAACTGGCAGCAAAAAATAAAGCCATTGCCGTTGATAAAGACCATGGATTATACTCAGACCGTGTTAAGATTGGTGCTATTTATGCTCCCGCCGCTTCTCTTACTTCTTATGGTTGTTCACACGCATATATCGAGTTAGAGAATACGTCTGACCAAGATTTCCTCCTTACCGGATGTTATCTTCACTATGCGACTGGTATCTCTGGTGAAACCCCTGATATAACTACTTATCATCTTGCCCTCGAAGGTGTTATTCCGGCAGGTGGTACTTATTTGATTAGGGGAAAACAGTATACAGATCCGGGCCAGGCGAATTGCTTCATCAACGTTAGCACTTTTGATAAGGAGTGGTATATAGGAAAGGATGAACTTATCGACCTAACACCAGGACAGAGTAATACATATCTCTTAACCTACGGTATGCCTGATCTTCCTTGGACTACTATCATGTGGGATGTTAATCCAGACACTTCAACCAAGAAGAAGGCTCCATTTATCTATGATCCTCACTATATTGATTCCGTCTCAATCGGCAATATGGTTTATAACGGAAAAGACATCAATAACTCAACCTGGAATCCATATAAGCCAAAGGACGATATTAATAAAGCAATCCCTTATACCGCCCAACCTTATGACTGTATCTATAAGAATACATTCGAACTAGAGCCAGCTAAACAGGGTTATCAGAGCTGTGGGACAATTGATTCTAGTCGTCTTCGTGGTGTTACAGCTGGCGACTATCAATATCTCAAACTTGATAAGGATGTAATCGAGTTCCCTAAGTCTGACGAAACATTCCCTGTCTCCAGATATACACCGAAGGCATCATGGGAGCACAAGAATGTATGTACAGACAAATCAAAGCTCAATATGGATAAGCCTAATATGGTAACTTGTAGCTTTGGTATTAATATTCATACAACCAGATGCTTTAATTGGATAAGTGCTGGTGAGTTTGACGAATATGTCTGGCTTCGTCCGTCTGGTGCCTCTGCCTGGACTAATCGTTTTGAAACTTACAAGGCTGGTGGAAATGAATCGGACGAGGCTCTTGATATGACTAGGGTTGATTTCCTTGATACTCCTATTCTTCGTACGGCCGCCTATGAGAGAATTCATGGTACTTTCCCTGCCGACGGAACTAAGTATACTTCTCATAAATGTATTGTTAAAGTTCGTACATCTGCTCCATCTCAACCAACTGAGTATGAATATATTGTTGGTAGGGCAGATAAGAATATGAACCCTGATCCGAATCATAGCAGCAACATCCAGAGATTCACATTATATCCAAATACATATACTCCAAGAATCTTCCAAACTACCGACCAGCAAGGTTTCCACTGGGTTGAATATCAGGCTTGGGCGGCAGCTGCAGAAGAAGTTAATAAGCTAATTAACTCTGAGTTAGCAACTGAAAATATTATTCCTATCTTAGTCAATACTGGTGATATGACTCAGAATGGTACCAGAATAAACGAATGGCTAGACTACTATAATGCAGGCTATTGTTTATTTGATCACCTCGAGCAAATGAATGTCGTAGGTAATAATGACTTGGTAGGTACTGATCCAGAAATCCTAGGAACTGGTGATGATAATGGTAAATCAAATGGCCACTACTTCCATGTATTCTATTGCTATGAGGTAGATCCAGCCATCAATCCAGTTATTCCATCATCTGACGAAACTCCACAGTGGAAATACGTTCCTAGTTTCTATTACTTCCAAAACGAGGCGTCTTCATCCGTTGACAGCTACAGATTTGTATTCCTAGATACTGAAATCACTACAATCAACTGTAGGGATTGGTTTAGGAGAGTCAAAAATGAAACTCCAGTCAATGTTTATACTGGCTGGCCTATCACTGACTCGGTTGCAGCTGAATATGATAGTGGATTTAAGACAATCTATTCTATGATCTATGAAATACTCGATGCCGCCAAGACTAACGGACAACATATAATCGCGGCGTGTCATGAAATGCCATTTACTGTTGTTACTAACGCTAACTTGGCCGATGGTAAGAAAGGTGATGATAGATCTATGAATGGACAATCCCTCGTAGGATGTCACTGTAATAGACTTGGATCGGTTAATGAAAGATCAATATACTGGTTATCACGTCTTCTAGAACATTTCCAGGTAAAGCTCATGATAGGTGGGCATAAACATACTTATGCTTGTACTAATCCCCTTCGTGAATTCTACTTTTATGATGGTGGGACTAAGAATTCGCTTATCGATGGTCCTATGGAAATGGAAAGCACCTTGGAACATGATAATCTCGTAACATGGACAGCTACTCTCGGAAAAACTGTAGCCGGAGCACTAGAGGTTTATCAGTATGGAGCTGAATCTGAGACAACCGCTGAATTCAATACCACTAAATTCCCGATTATGGAAGTTGGGACTGGTGTTGATCTTGGTGTGTCTATTAATTCTAAAACTCTCTGGCCTTACTATGGTGTTCGGGAAGATGAATATCCGAAGGTAACTTATTTCATGTGTCAGGCGACCGGATTCAAGCTCAAATCCAACAAAGAGCTTCCTAGTAGCCAGCAAAAATTCTCCTATGTAATTCCTAAGACTGATAACTCTGGTACTGCCGATTCGCCTAACGATAATCAGCTTAAGCCTATGTTCTCAGAAATCTCACTGAATAAAGGAACTTATACTATCTATCTCAGAAGAATCGAAGAAATTACTAGCGGAACAAAACTTTTCTCCCAGCAAGCATTTTCAACTAATCCTGCCAAGTTCATGTATCTTAAGGGTAATGAGACCGACGGTGAAAATGATACTATGTTTGGTCACTGGGTAAACGACAAAACACCATTACTAGAAATATAAAAGAAATTAAATAATGAAGCGTAACGGAAAAAATATTATAACTGATCAGGATATTACTCTGACTGGAAAAGGATTCTCTGGACAAACACTTGATTCAACCCTTACCAATCATGAGGAAAGATTGGATCAGATTGAAGGAAACGTTAAGTGGATTTATAGGAACGGAAGGGTTGGAACTGGAGGAGGTGGCTCTGGTTCCGGCTCTGGTTCCGGTAGTTGGAGAGCCGTCATTACTAGAGTAGATACCGGCGAAGTATTGAAAGATGGAACTACCCTTAATCTGCCGAGTGCTGGAAAATATACGTTCAGCATTCAGATTTATAAGGGTGGATCTGACTCTTTCCCTGTCCAGATATCTTATCAAAGTAGTAAAGGCGCCCAAACTGTTAGCGATACTCTTAATGCAAATAACTCATTCCTAACAATCAAAACACTCGATCTTGATGTTAATGGAACTCTGACAGTAAGAATCACTAATAGATCAGAACCAGACGAAGCACCACTAATCGTTTCTATTCCCTATATTACTTCATCTTACTCATTCAATCTTTATTATGTATATGCCGATACCAAAGTTCCTTTTAATAGTACCGACAATACTATTTTCATTAGTGATATTAGGAACAGAGGACTTATGGCAGCGCTTGAATATTCTGTTGCAGTAGGTGTTCAATCCGCTTCATATACTTATACAGATTGGGAAGGTCGGGTAGTTACTATATCCGGCGACGATGAAAAGAATATTAAAGAAAAGTCTAGTGGAATTATTTATCTAGATCTTTGTGAGAATATTACAGAATTCTTGTCGAATGATGAAAATGCTAAATATCGTCAGTTCCTCGTTGACATTAACCTAGTATTAGAGGGAAAGATTGATAAAGAGAGTATTCCACAATTATCGCTAAAAGATAACCTAATTCCTTCTAACTTATTCCTTCGAGTAACTGCATCTGGTGGTACTATTTATGATACCCAACAATCCGAATATCCAGAGAGTGGTCAGTTTATTATAGGTACTGTTGTTTTTCAGGTAACTCCTTTCTATGGGGCTATTGTAGTAGGTCGAACGTATAATTTCTCAGTTTTCCTTGACGATGTTCAACTTGGTGAGGATGAGGGTATTCGCGTAAATACTCTCTCCGACCAAACACTACAATCTATACCTATCCCTGTTTCTGAAGCAAAAGAGCACAAGGTAGAATTTACTATCGTCGAGCCAGCAAGCGGAGCCAGTTATACAGTCGATTATTGGTTTGTCTCGAGAGAAGCAACATCATCATTTACCTATTATCCAAAACGTTCTATATCAACGGGCACAATTGATGTTTCCCCAGTTACGACAGATGTATTTAGGAAACTTCATACTGCCATTAATATAGAAGGACTAACCGAATTATCTAATATTCAAATCTCATCCGTCTTAGATCGTCCCGTCGTTTATAATTTCCTATCAGAGAAACAGACGCAGTATAATGATCTAGACCAGATGATATGTCTTGGTATTCAGTACGTCAGATCAAACGATACTTCAATTCCGATAGCCAAGTTTAGTATTGAGAATGGACCTGCCGGAGATATCTATATTTATCAGAATAAAGTAACGATTTCAACGGATACATATGATACTGGTGAGATTAATGGTAATAGCTGTGAGATTTACCTGCCAATGAGTAAAACTCTATCTGATTCTAATACGTCGGATTATCATCTAATCACTATTTACAAAAGATTAGAAAAGAAGGAAGGTAATAACTCATGGAAAGGTGTGTATATTTATATTGATGGTATCCTAGAGGCTGCTTTTAATGCTTTCGTGGCTGCCCCTCATAATAAATATAACTCGGTCTCTTTCTATCCTGGCAACTACTACATTAACCTAATTGAGTCTTCTTCATTCTCACACTCTGGAAACGATGCATTTGAGTCATATCTATACGATATTGATATTCAGGGTTATTACTATGCTTACAAGGAGATTATCTTGGGAACTCAGGTGGATGAGGCAACTAAACAGTTATATGATAACTTTAAAACATTCACAGCTGATTCTGAAAACTTTATCCTGACTGACCAGACCGCTATTTATAATATAGCTAGATACTCAGACGCTCCGGTCCTGGTTATGAACTTTACAGACCAGGGTAATGGTATCAATGGTATTAAAGGATATGGTAAGGACTGTTTCAAGGAATATATGTCTACGGCCTATGAAGAGAATGACGAACCGGAAAGAGCATCAATTACGGTCGAATACTCACCAGGCCGACAAGAACCAGTAACAATCCAGAAAAACGGGCTTCCTGCTTCATTCCTTATAGAGCCTCAGGGTTCCTCAACCAAATCATATAGGTGTAAGAACTGGGAAATGTATGCTCCTTCGGCTAATGATGAGGACCATGTTTGTATCTATACTCCTAATTTCTCTGAGTCTGATACTAAGACGTTCCTACCTGAAGAGTCATTTACCCTTAAAGCCGACGTCGTTGATTCTAGTCACACAAACAACAATGCCGTTGGTGATTTTGTTAATGACGTTTGTACACCATTCCAAGCAGCCATTAATGCTCAGAGATCGGCAAGTGGTGGAAGATCTAAATATGCCGGATATGTTAAAAACTGTCTGACTGGTTTTCCTATCCTTGTCTTCCTTCATACTAACTATAGGTCAGCTGACGGAGAAGCAGAACTTAGTGTACACAACTACTATTTCCTCGGTATCTACAATTTCAACCTTGGTCGTAAGTCTTATTTCAACTTAGGTTATAAGAATACCGCCGCCCTCGAAGATCTAGATATTCAGGAAGGTTTTGGTATCTATGAACTTCCTAGAAATAGAAATAATATCTTGGGAGATGTAATGGTAGCCGAAGTACAAGGTAATAATGACTACTTTGATTTCTCACAATACGATACTTCAATTCTATTCAAGAAGGAAGAAGGTAACGACCTTACCTACATGTTTGGAGATTTCGTTAACGGTAGTAATTCAGAAGCTATAACTAGGACTGCAATTGCTAATTTCGTTCAGAAAGTGTCTAAGGCTGGTGGTTTTATCTTTGACTCAATTGGAAAGACCTTTAGCTATGATACTACTAACAGTTATGGATACACTGAAGGATATTCTGCAGTTGATGAAAATGGTGTACCAAAGAATCAGGTTCCTAACTATAGAGCACAAGCCGTCAGAACAGTAGTACAGTCAGACAACTACTATGACTTTAACGTTTCTCCTGATTCAGCTACTGTTAATGATCTAAGGGACTTCGTAATTACAAACGAAGAGGATGAGAGTAGAGAGAAGGGAATCGATTATGCCAGTCTATGTGAATACTATACTATCTGCATGGCCTTTGGTATGGTTGACTCTGTGGAGAAAAACTTGAATATTAAATCTTGGACATCGGGCCGTGAATTCTATCTAGCATTCTACGATATGGATACTTGTCTTGGTGTTTCTAACTCAGGTTCCAAGATCTCTTACTTTGCTTTCTCTGATTACTGGGATTGGGCTAACTCTTTTGATGGAGAAAACTTTACCAGTACCAAGATCTATCGTGATTTTGCTCCTAAAGGTGGTGGAGAATCTGAGGTTGGTGCAGACTCTTTCTATGATGTCCCTAGCTCCTATCTCTTCGCTATCGCTAAGTATGCATACTTTGTACTCTTAGCTAACTCTACTTCTTCCGAGCAGGTTAGTTCTATATCTTCACACCCTAATAATCTGTGGGCCCTATGGAGAAGAACCGGAGGATGTCTTGAAAATGCTACATCTTTCATTAACAAGTACTATAGACATCACCTTGCCAACATTCCAGAAGTAGCCTTTAACTATAACTATCGCTATAAATACTTTGTCAGATCCACCGGAAATGGATTCGATACCATTAACTTCCCTAAGTTCTATGGTCGAAAAATAGCCTATACTGAAACTTGGCTTGATAACAGACTCCATATCCTTGACGCGTATTTCAATATAAATAGTATTAATGACCTCATGACTAGTAGGATAATGGCACCTATGGTTACGAATAGTGAAGCAGTTGATACCAATAACCAGGATATCTATGTTCTTCATGATATATTCTCAACTAATACCGTAGGTTCCCAGTATGCTAATGTTTCGTCTTCCATCACGGCTAAGGCTAAATCATTTGCACCGCTGATTATCAAGACTCCTAACGTTACTAGTCGATACATGTTCCCGAGAGATGAAAATCAGGAATGTGGATTTAGTGTGAGAACTAGTGGTAACCAGACAGTCCTTTTCGGTGGATCTGCATTATGGACTGAACTGAGCTCCATTAACCCGTTCATCACTGGAACTGGATCATTCTCTATCGACTCCGACTACTTCTCGGTCATAACGGGAACTGGTGGGGCGGCATGTAATTCTTGGACTTTCAATACTCCATCTCTAAAATCACTTTCCCTGACTAATACGGATCTTAAGACGACCTTATACTCTGGGAATATCGTTTTGGATGGTGTTGAGAGATATCCGAACTTGAGGTCTGTTAGAATTGATGGTACTGCTATTAACCTGACTGTATCTAATTCAAATATTACTACAGTTTCTGCTCTTAGTATGAGAACTGGATCAAGATTAAGAATAACTAATACTCCAAATATATCCGACATTCGAGTATCTGGTGTTATTGGTGATCTATCTCTGCCAGGTTGGGGTACAGATATCAGAATCCCTTATGATGGAAGTACTATCAGTAGTAGCAGTATAACTGTCCAGAATACTAAATATCCTGGTGCTGCAATATCAATTGGAAATGCACCTAATCTGACTACACTTGTTCTGGCTGGATTCTCTAAGATAGTTGTCTATGGTTGTCCTAAACTCACCTCTATTGTTATAAACGACGTAGAAGATCATGAGAATTTTGGACTTAGGACTATCGATGTGACTATGCCAAGTAAATCCACGACTGAAGAGGATAATATTCAGAGCTTCACTATTGGCAATATTGAAAATGAAGTCGACCTTAGTTCTTGGGATACCCTCGAGAATGTCCGGTTGATGAATCTCTATACTGTCGAGAATATAAAACTCCCTGATCACGATGTTAACCTTCTCCCTAGTGCTTTTGCTGGTTGTGAGAAGTTAGTATATCTGGGTGGTGAAGGAAAGCGTGTTATCTTATCTAGTGACCCTGGCGGTTATGGGATTAGCTCTGACTCAAACACTTTCTATAACGCCTATGATTTTACTATGAGAAAGGAAGAGGGTGGTGAGATGGTAGATTTATATGTCTCCCCTGATAACACCAACCTTAATGGAACTTTCTGGATTAGTGCACCTTTAAGACGTGGTAGAATTGATTTTGAGGCAGCTAAGTATTTCCTTCAGACTAGTTGTAGAGATGCATCCCATGTTAGATCCTGTGTCAACCTATTCAGAAATCAGCTAGTGACTTATGACAGGAATACGTTTGCTCGTGAATATACTCAGGGCATTTGTTCTCTAAGTCTTGCTAATCTCTCTGGCTGTACTGATATTAGATATGTATTCCGTGGTTGTCCTGTCGATGCCATAAGTCGTTATATGTTCACTGGTCTGGACGTCAGGACTCTCAATATACCTGTCACTGAGGATAACTATTATTCATCCATCAGAAGTGATAACCTAGAGTATGTATTTGATGAGGGTGGACTTGCTATAATGAGTAATCGAGTCATCTATACCACAACTGACTTCCTGGAGGATATAATTGAGGGCATTGAAAGCTTAACATTAATCGACGCTACTCAATCCGTCCGCCTCTGTTTCATTGAGCCAAGAAGTAGTGGTGAATATACTGTCCTAGGAACTCTTCATGTATCCGACGTCTTCAATCCAGGCGGTCATTCTCCTCTTCGTCTAACTGATCTCTCTTATATTGAATTCTTTGAGGGACATAAATTAGACATGCAGAATGTATTTACTGAGAATTGGGGAGTAGCCGGAAGTGGTAGTAGTGGACTTAGACTCTCCTACTTTATGTACTATGGAACCTACAGATATTATGACTCAGAAACAACTCTAGATGGATTATTTAAGAAGATCAAACTTTCTTCAGCTTCCTTCAGTCTTAGAGATATGGGCTATTATCCTGGTTCTGTCGACATGGAGAACTTTATTAACTGGGAAGGCTTGAGAACTTGTAGCAATCTGTTTTTCTCTTCGTCTGGTGCATTCTCATTGGGCTTTAAGAAACACTGTAGCTACGAAGGTTTCCATAATATCTGGTATAATATCATCACCAACTTTGATTTTACCCGCGGAGGATCAGGAGGAGGTATTGGCAGTATTTTCCAAGATCTGTCAATAATCGAACCCAATGATATTCCAAGGTTTACGCTGATTGATGACGAAACTTATCCAGATCTTACCTCAAGTACTGCCAGAAATATCTCCTATCTTTTCGCGGGTCTAAGTCATAGAAGATCCCTGGAAGATACGACTAAGGTAGGCATTCATTTTACCTCCGACTTCCTTAAACCTCTTCCTAATATAACTGTCGCTAAGTATACTTTTAATAATACTAAGTGGGCTAATCCTATTCCTTTCAACTTCTTCAGAAAACAAACAAATATAACGGAGAAGCAGGTATGGGTATTAAAGAATGGAACTAAAACTCCTGCCACTCTGACGACATTTGATTATAGAAAAGAGCTGGAGGATATAACTGGTTGCTTCGCTGGTGTAACAACTGAAGAAAATATCTGCTATGATCCGAATGCTTCTTATAATACAGGAGTGACGAGGATGACAGTTAAGGATGAAGAGGATATTGAATACAACGAATACTATCTCACCGAATCAGCAATAACAAAGCAGTATATAAACGATCCTGGATATGAAGATTGTTTTGGATTTACTTGTGATAGTCCTTCTGCTTCTATCATTTTTGGAGAAGACGAATGGACAAACCCGGTAAGATCAACAAATAGTCTCCGTGATGGTGTTTTCTGTGCTCCTGATGTTTTCTATGGAGTGGCTGATGGTGGTATAATTGATGACTGCTTTAATGTTTCGTCTCAAGCTAGAAAAACTCCTGTATTCTCCGGAGCTCTACCTAAACATCTTGTGAAAAACCTAAGCACGACAACTTCTCTTAGTAATGTTTTCTCAGGTCTTAATATCTGGCCTATCAAGTTTACCGAAGTAGATGATCCAGAAGAGACCGGACTGAAACAAACTTACTATTACTTTGTGCCAGAAGATTTCACAGACAGAGCAAACTTGGCTAGAACATTTAATTTCAAACTTCTAATTCCTGACAAACGAGTAACTACAGGAGGCGGAAGATTTGAAAGACCACATTACTACTTACTCCTTAATACTTCTATCTCCGGAAACCTTAGTAGTCTTGATACCTCATTCCCTAACGGTAATGATATAAAGAGAACTTGGGCTGGAAATAGTGAGGAAGAAGGATCGTACCTGAGTATAATGGGTAGCCCGGTTTTTGATAGTGAGACGGGAGATTTCTTAGCAATGGAGACTGGAATTGACTATGAAAAATTCTATGCCTTAAAGTTTGATAATATAATTCAACCTGGTTTAGCGGCTATCATGTCTGGAGATTTCGTTCGTGGTGGTCAAGGCGCTTTGTTATGGAATAGGACAGGTCATCTTGCTTCTGTTAATAACTTTGCGATTATCCTTGGTATGAATGGTCTCTCTACAAATGCAATGTTAGAACTACCAGCCAGAAACAACAACTTCCTATCTTCTACATCTAATAGTGAAGTTTCCAAGTCTAGTATTTATAACTGGGCTGAACTTGAACAAACTATTGATGAAGAAACAGGGCGTCCTAAATATTATCCTGGTATTGCATTTGTCGACTAAAATACCACAATCCGCTATTATGAAGACATCAAATTCTTACTAGTGAAGTTAATAATTAAGATAGAGAAAACAGGGAATATTAAGATAAAAATTAATAACCTTGTTTTCTCTTTCAAAAGTAATTCTAGATATGAGTAATGCAGTAACAAAAATAAAATTCTCTAGGTGTCGTGAGGTATTTGATTCAAGAAGTACCGCCATGCTCCACCTTAGGGATAGAGAGTTCACACGAGGAGAGCCGGTCATTGTCAACTACTATGAAGATTCTCAAGACAGCCGAACGATAAATTCTATAGTTGTCGTTGGAATTAGAAATGGTAGAGGTAAAGATTGCTTCCGGATTATTACTATTGGACAGTGGGAGATTGTTTGGGGCGTTACTACTGACTTACCTGATGTTTCTTCACTAGTACACGATGAAGTATATCTATGGAAGGACGAGAATCAGGTTTGGTGGGTAGTTAGTGCACCGGATCATGTTCATAGGTCGATCATTCCACTTACGCCTGAACCACATATCTTCTTAAACCTAGGAAATAATGTAATCTATGTCTCTGATTCTGATAAGCAAGTTAGAGCAATCACCGATACCTACACAAAGGAGGAGATAGATGCACTTATTAATACTATTTCTGGTGGTGATTGGGAAGGCTTAGGGAATTTAGAAAGAAGACTGGCAGAAGCATACGAAGCAATTCAAGAGGTAATCGCAATAAATGATGACCTGGTAAGAAGAATTGATGAAGTATCTGATGCCGTAGATTATATAAACGATTTTAAGGATGATGCAGAGATACTAAAGAAAAAGGCAGAGAGTTTGGATATAGTTGATGCGGAAAATTCAAATATAGCTGGTACTTTTTCTAGCGTAACTCTGAAGGAAGGTAATAGTGATGATTCTCCGATAGTCCTTGATAAAACAACCATAGTGACAGTTAATAATATTGGAGATGTAGTAGAGCCGATCCCAATTGCCACTCTTGAAGCTGAACTAAATATATAAGGGAGATTAAGATATGCAGTTTTTAGATTTAGAAGGTGTTAAAGTCCTCTGGAGAAAAGTAAGGGCGGCAACATTAGCAGGAGCATCGACAGTCTCTATTAACTCTAGTGCAGCCGGAGCTTTTGCAGGATTTACGATGAGTGCTATTGTTCATAATGGAGAAGGAGAAGATGGGCACGTAGAGTATCGTTTATCACTTACTGACGTTCAATCTGCTTCCGCTCTAAGAACTATCCTCTCCGAATATGCATCTTCCGGCGACCTTGACCAAATAGAAGGCGTTTTAAATACATTAGTGGGGGAAGATCAAGGTAAAAGTGCTCGAAGAATTGCTAGAGAAGAATTAGTTTCTCAGTTAATTCCTCAAGACGCACAAGAAGCCCTAGATACTCTTCAAGAAATTGCAGACTGGATACAAAATCATCCCGCCGAAGCTAGTGCCATGAATACTGCCATAATTCAACTTCAGGCAGTAACAGCACTCCCAGAAGAAGGACATGAACCGGCCGATGGAACTATAGCTAAATACGCCTATGATCTCGTCGACGCAGAACAAGCTAGAGCGACGGGAGAAGAGGCTAGAATTGAGAAGATCCTGACCGAAGTTGAAGATCCAGAAGTAGAGGGTAGTAAAGATGGTGTATTGGCTAGACTTGATACCCTTGAAGAATCCGTTGGTACTCCCGTTGGTGGTGATATTTCCTCACAGATTCGAGTTATTCAGGAAGCTATTGAAGACCTTGATTGGAGTATACCCGCTGAAGAAGGAAAGGCGATTAGTGGTTTTGAGATTGTAAATGGAAGATTAAAAGTAGATTCGGTAGAGAAAGAAGAAATGCCGACATCTTTGACAGAAAACGAGATCAATAATGCTCTTGTTTAATTTTATATTTCTTGTCTAGTGAGGGGTGGCTATAATAAATCATCCCTCCTAGACTTTACTATCCTAAGAGACGTTTGAATGTACTCTCTCAGGATCTATTAAATTAAGATAAAAGAAAATATGGCAAAATACTTAGATGCGACCGGCGTTAGTACATTATGGTCGAAGATTAAAAATACATTTCTAACACCGGGGGGGGGGGGACAATAGGTACTTGATGCTTAGTGGCGGACAGATGTCTGGCTGCATTAATACAAAATATGGAGCTCCTGGTATAAACTTTAGAACGGGGCATAGCAGCTATAATGCAATGCTTGCATACTATACTCCAGGAAACGAAGCCCTAGTATTAGGCCTTCACAATGCTGTTACCTCATTTATAGTAAAGTCTGGAGTTGATCTTTCAGATAAAACTGATTGGCAGAGTACAGTTATAGGAACTCCATCTATTCAAGTTAAAGGGCAATCTTTGTATGTAAATGGATATATTGCAAACGGTGCATCTCCTGAATACAACCTTTATGTTGGTGGTACATCATATGTTACTGGAAATATAACAGCAGCATCATTTACTAAATCTGGAGGTACTTCTTCTCAGTTTCTAAAAGCTGATGGAAGTGTTGACAGTAATACCTACTCGCTATCTTCTCATACGCACTCTTATTTGCCTCTTTCTGGGGGTACTTTAACTGGTCAGTTACGAGCCCCGCTATATATTATGAATAATGGAACCACATATTTAGATGTAAGCGGCAGTACTCTAATTGTTAGTCCGGATGGTACTAATAGATACACAGTTTGGCATTCTGGTAATGATGGTGCTAATAGTGGATTAGACGCTGATACTCTTGATGGTTATCATGCATCAAAATTTTTACTAGATCCAATTTGGAATGAAGAAGTAAATGTATCTTCGGAAGGCTGGTATAGGGTAGCTCGACTCAAGACACAAGACATGGCTAGAGGAATTACAGAGTTCTTTCTTGCTATTTATGGAGGTTCATGGTCTCCTAACTACGCAAAATATACTATCTATGGAAATTGGTCAAGAGCTAACGCATATGATATACATGTTGAGTCAAATTCCTACTCTTTTGGTGGACTGAGGACAACATATGAGGGAGACTATATTTATATTGAAGTATATTTTAAAAACTCAATATCCGGTGCAAAATTGATTGTTCCAGCAAAAAATAAAACAAATAATGTAAATGTAGGTCAGTCTTGGGAATGGTTTAGTGGAGATCTAAGTGCTGGTGGTGGTACAGAAGTGAGCGGAACAGCGGGAAATATTATTTCAGGACACACGAGAAACAGTAATATTACTTCTTCTGGATTCGCTAAGATTAGCTCAAATAACTCTTATGTTCTCTTAGGCGGAGGTGGACATAAAGCTGTTTCTGATTTTGCTACTTCTAGTCATACTCATTCCTATTTACCATTGAGTGGAGGAACAATAACAAGCGCAAGTACTGTCCCACTAGGACTTACAACAAGTTCTAATTATTGCTTTATTCGATTTGGGGCAAGTAGTACAAATAAAGGTGAAGTTGGTTATTATCACAACGGTCCTGGTGGAGTAGGTGAGATGTACATGCAAGTCTATGGAACTGGAAATCCAACATTATCAATTAGCGAGAATGGAAATGGTTATATAGGCAGTAATGTAATTTATCACAGTGGTAACCTCCCAGCCTATCCAACAAAAGCATCTTGGAACTATGATGATGTTTATGTTAAGATAGCAGATATAGGTAGTCAGAGTGTTAATTTTTCTACATCATCTGGAAAATTAAAATACACTTCACAGCTGACAACAAAAGAGACGTTAGATAGTTTTCATGAAGCCGGATATTTTAAAGTAACCACATGGAACGGTAATAGTGAAGAGACCTCCCTTGGTACTTCTTATCCTGGTACAAATAATGGAATTGTCTTAGATGGTGGATGGACAGGCGCTACTTATGGTTTCCAGCTAGCTATAGATGATGATCCAAATTATTTTATTGCCCTTAGACAAAGAGGGACAAATGGTTGGGCTAGTTGGAAAAAGATTCCGATGGGGGACGGAACAAATGCATCTGGAACGTGGGGAATATCTATAACAGGAAATGCTGCAACTGCTACTACCGCTACAACAGCCAATTCAGTTGCATGGGCGAATGTAAGTGGCAAACCTTCAACATTTACGCCGAGTACACATACCCATGATTACCTACCGCTGTCTGGGGGAGATCTTACAGGCCCTCTTGGAATTAATAATGAGCACGAAGTAAGTTGGAATATCTCGCAGGCAGAAAAGAAGCTAAGGTTTCTAACAACTACTGCATCAACCTCTGCCACAGGGTCACCTGGAAGATATCATTCCGGCGTATCTTTCATGACTGGCTATTGTGGATTTCAGTTATCTGTGTATGGAGGAACTGGCAGCAAAGACCTATACTTCAGACATTGTGGAGATTCTGGAGAAAAGTGGGGATCATGGTATATTCTTCTAAACTCAGGCAACTATGACTCCTATACAGTTAAGAAAGATGGAACTGGAGCAACAGGAACGTGGGGCATTAATATATCAGGATCAGCCGCATCTGCTACTAGTGCAGGAACAGCAACAACATCAACCGTTCTCTTAACTAACAACACTTCTCAAAATGCCGATGCTTGTTATAATGAAGCACCCGGTCTTAGATTCTGGCGGTATAATGGAACAAGCTCAACGACAGGTCAAAGTGGTGGAGACGGTTGGATATTGTCTTGGTCTTGGAATTCTGGTTCAGTTGGTGGACAAATATACCTAGACGACAACCCAAGCAGGACTATGTGTATTAGAGGACGAAATAATGATGCTGATAAAACATTCACTACTTGGGCAACATTTCTTCATACAGGAAATCATATAGCATTAACAAACTCCGAAATAGATACAATAATGGTTTAAAATAAATTTCTCAGACGGCTTTGATCGGCTTTCTGAGAACTAAATAAATGACTAGGTAAATTTCCTCCGCTTAGTCATTTAGAGAGATTATGAAAAGAAATGGACCGTCCTAGTAATAATCTCTCAACATTAAATTAACACAGGAGGATGAGAGGAAAATATGGATAATAAATTTATTGAACATAAGGATCCGACCACTCCTATAGATTTAGGAAATGTTCCGGATCTAACTACTGATATCGGAAATCTTTATAATAGTCTGTCAGATGAAGAAAAGAATGTTGTTATGGCTAAATTTCTTGGGATGAATCATGTGCCTGTCGATATTTTAACATTCTTATTTGACGATTATTTTCTTGGTGGTGAACAGATAACAAATCATGGAAAGGGAGTATTCAAGTATTGGGTAGAAAAACTCCAAGAAATATTTCCATCTCCAATATTTAATCGCTACTGTTATCTATCATTTTCAGGAAGTGTAGGATCGGGCAAAAGTTTCATAAGCAAAATCATAGGAATGTACAATTATCATAAGCTGGATTGTTGTACTAATGTCTATAAAAGTGTCGGTCTGGCTGGTGGTACTAAATTAGCTATGGCGTTTTTTCATGCTAATTTTGAGACTAGTAAAAAAGACGGTATTGGATTCTGGAAATTTATACTAGATCAAAGCCCATATTTTAGATCTCAATATAATAATCCACCTATCCGTCTAATTCCATCTGGACCACAGTCAACTGGCTCAGTCTTAGGATCTCAACTTATATATACGGTGAACTAAATTGCCGGTTCGGGTAAAGTCGGTGAAGTCTGAAATGATAATACCGAGCTAACTATAAGAATTGCGAAAGGTCTTGTAGTAGTGTAACGCGTAGGGATTGAGTAAATATAATATCCCCAAGAGTATCCGACATAGAAATATGAAAATGTACGCTGGACTATAGAGAAGAGTAATCTATAGAATCATAGGATAAAAAGCCTATGAGATAACAAACTTCGATTAAGTGAGCTGGGATTCTGGAGACCTCAAGATGCAAAAAGTAAAATGGATGAGGTTATTACTCGTTATAATTCTCGTTTTGCTAATAAAAGATTTTGGTTTGGTGGTGTTGTAGCTGACTCTAGTGCAAAAGACTCAGATCACGGTGCTACACAGAGATTTGAAGAGATTGTTCCGGAAAAAGAGTTATTTAAGCT